AGCCCGGAGCGAAAGGCGGCGCAGGAGCGGCATTCACGCCTCGGTGTCTTCGCGGATCGCCTTGAGCGCCATGCACCAACGCCACCGGCGGCTGCGGAGAAAGCATCATCCCCGGCGGCGACGAGGGTAGCGGCAGCCAAAGCCGCCACACCAAGCGTCGGGTCCAGCATGAGAGTCGGCGGAGCGAGCCCACACGTTCAGGGCGTCCAGACTCCGCGAGGTTTCGTGCACGGCACGTTGCCAGACATGCGGCTGGTCACATCGCCGGAGCGCGAAGTCGAGGTGGAGAACGCCATCCGCGACGCATATCAGTCGATGCCGCGAGGCGCCCTCGGCTTCGTCACCATCGCCGACCTCCGCGAGCGGCTTGGCGACGACTACCCGCGCGTGGAGGTAGACAACGCCCTGGTGCGACTTCAGCGCAAGAACAACGCAACACTTTTCCCGGAATCGAACCAGAAGACATTGACTGCGCGTGACGACGCGGCGGCGGTGATCGTCGGCAACGAGAGCAAGCACGCGATCCGGTTCACCGCCTCAGCCGCCCCGGCAGTGAAGGCTGCGCCATCTTCTGCGCCTCCGGCGGCCCGCAAGGTCGCGGCAGCTAAGAGAGCACCAAGAGCAGCGAAGGCGCCGCGACCGTCCGGGCTGCCGACTGACCGCCGCCCCGAGTCCGGCGACTTCGACGAACTGGCCGATCGGATCACGGGCAGGACCGGGGCGCAGATCCTTGAGACGATCCAAGACCTCAACGCATCAGAGTTGGCCCGGCTGGCGCGGAAGTTCGATGGTGACGCGCTCCACGTCCCGGGAACGCTCAAGGTCAGTGGCAGGCGGCAAGGCATAAAACTTCCCGCGAAACTGTCTCTCGACGAGAAGCGCCGGTGGCTTGCCCGGAAGCTAACTGAGCGCCGCGATTCCTGGCGTTCGGCCATGCCCGACAGCGACGACCTTTTCCGCGCCGACGCCGAGCCGGACAACGACGATGACGACCCAACCGGTGCCATGGTTGCCCTCCTCCCGTCCAAGGAGGACGCCAGTCGTCTCGCCGTCGAGGGTGGGGAAAACGCAGAACAACTCCACGCCACCCTCCTGTTCCTCGGCGACGCTGCCGAGATCAGCGACGAGGACCGCCAGTCCATCCTGGATGCCGCTCAGTCGGTCGTCGACAGCCTCGGCGGCCCGGTGGAGGCCGATGGTTTCGCGCTGAGTCTGTTCAACCCCACCGGCGAGGATCCGTGCATCGTCCTCGGACTGACTGGCAGCGAGTTGGCCGACGCCCACACCCTGGCGACGGATGAGGTGGAGAACGTCTTCGACGTTCCAGACCAGCACGAGCCCTACGCGCCCCACGTGACGCTGGAATACACCGACGACGCGACGAAGATCGCCGACCTGGTGGCCAAGGTCGGGCCGCTCGCCTTCGACCGGCTGCGTGTCGCGTTCGGCACCGAGGTCCACGACCTTCCCCTCGGCGGCACAGTCGGCCGGTCCATGTCGTTCTCGGACAAGCCGTGGAGCCAGTTCACCCAAGCCGACTACACCCCGGAGCAGTGGCGCAAGGCGTGCCTCATCCATGAGGATCCAGCGGAAGGTCAGGACCCGGACGCCAAGTCACTCGGCAAGCTCCCGGTCGCCGAGCCTGACGGAACGTTGAACCGCAACGGCATCCACGCTGCGGCGGGACGACTCCATGCCGTGAGTTCGTCGGCGGAGATGAAGCAGGCTGCGGCGAAGAAACTCGTGGCCCTCTACCGGCAGATGGACGAGGAACCACCCGACTCGCTGCTTGCCGAAGCCGGAGTGACTCGCGCCGAGTCATTCGACGACGACGAGATCCTCCGCTACGCTGCGGCGAGTCCGTGGACGAAGGACGACGAGTCCAAGCACCCCCGCGGCAAGGGAGCGCAGGGCGGCCAGTTCGTCTCCACCGACCAGGCCGACCAGCACGTCTCGGTCTACACCCAACCCGGTTCAGCCCGCGGACCGGCGAAGAAGACCCAGCAGAAGCCGGCACAACAGCAGCGGCAGAACCCGCAGCAGGCGAAGCCGGGCCAGAAGCCCACCCATCCCGCCAAGGGCCAGAAGGTCGACTCCTACACCAAGAAGAACGACCGGACCGTGGCGAAGCGCCGCACCCTCCTCCCCGGTGAAGGCGTGGGACGTAAGGGCGGCGACCCGGACGTGCGGGGACTCCAGCAGGCCCTGAACGCATTGGGGCTGGCGAACCTGCGCCCCAACGGGGTGTTCGGGGACAACACCGAAGCCGCGGTCATGGAAGCCCAGAAACGACTTGGGCTACGCCCCAACGGGCATGTGTCGTCGTCGCTGCTCCGCAAACTCAACGACGCGTCGAAGCTGTCCAACTGCGCCCAACGCTCCCAACCCCTCGACGGGATCGAGGACGCAGTCCGGGCCATGTCGACCGCGAACATGCCCATGGCACCGACCGGGCATGTGGCCTATGTGGACGGGCGGGACGAACCGTTCGACGAGGTCGACTTCACCGACGGTGGATCGGTGTGCGCCTACGCGGATCACGTGGCGGTGAAGCTCGACGACACCGAGGCGGTGAGGTTCACCCCCGACGAGGCACGGAAGTTCGCCGACGCCGTCGACAACGCAGACGCCACCGCTGCGCACGTCGCCGGGGCTTCGGTCAGCACCGACGACTCCGGCGACTACCTGGTCCGCTTTGGCACCGACGGCGTGGACCTGGACCCCGACGAAGCATCCGATCTCGCCGAAGGTCTGCGGGACATGGCCGACGCGGTCGAGGAAGAAGCCAACCCGGACGAGACCGAACCCGACATGGACACCGACGACATGCACCGGTCCACCGTGGACTACTACACCTCCGGCGACGGCCGCGACGAGTGGCTGATGTCCGCCACCCCATGGTCGATCCTCCAGGACCGGCTCGAGCCCGAGCTGGGCACCCTCGCCTCCATTGAGATGGCCACCCGCTGTGTGGTCGACACCTACACGGGAGGTGACCGTGGCTGACATTCGCTACGAACGCTGGTGGCCGTTGGAGGGCATCGAGATCATGCGGTCAGTCCCCGACGGCCGCACCGTCGAGGCGTACGCGGCCGCCTTCGAGCACCCCTATGAGGTGAAGGACCAGCACGGCCACTACATGGAGGTCGTAGAGAGGTCTGCGTTCAACAAGACGCTCGCCGACGGCGCCCTCAAGCGCGCCATGTGCCTGTTCAACCACGGCCTCACCGTGCTGGGATCCCCCTCCGACGCCTACTCGGTGCCGATCGGAACGCCGCTGGAGATCCGCCCCGACGGCAAGGGACTCCTTACCCGAACCCGCTACAACAAGGGGCCGGACATCGACCGGATCCTCGAGGCCATCGACAACGGAGCCATCCGGTCCTACTCGTTCCGCGGCCGGATCGTCAGGTCCAACCCGGCGCAGATCCCCGCCTGCAGCTGCTGTGTACCGCGTCGGCAGGCCAGGTTCGGGACCAACGCCATGTCTGGTTCGCGCAGCCTTTCCACCGTCACCCGCCACGAACTCGGCCTCAGTGACTACGGCCCCACCCCCGCCCCGGTGAACACCGCCGCCGCGATCCTCGCTGTCCGCTCCGCCATGTTCGGGGCGTTCATCCCGTACTCCACTCCCTACGGGGAGCCGGAGCCGGATTCCGCCACCTCCACCATGGAGGCCGGCGCCGAAGAGCCGCCCTCAGGGCACTCCGACCGGGACACCACCATCGCCCGTGCGCAGGCGCGCATGTGGCTGGTCCACAGAGGAGCCCGAAGTGGCTAAGCGTCGAACGTCGGCGGAGATTTCCGCCGACATGGAAGTCCTCCGCGCCGAACTCGCGGAACTGACCGACAAGGAAGACTGGGACGACGACGACATCGAGCGTTCCAAGGAGATCCCGACCGAGTTCGAGGAGCTCGAGATCTCGCGGGCCGAGGCGGAGAAGTGGGAGCAGCAGGCCGACGCCATCCGCTCGCGTGTCCTGAACTCCCCGCATCGGGAGAGCGGCGACGGCGCGACGGCACTTGCCCGTCGGGGACCGGAGCTGATCCGCAACCTCGATCCCTACGAGGGCCAGGAGATGGTAGTCCGCGGCATCATGCCGTCCGAGGACCTCATCTCCCGCGCGAAGACGGCCATCGAGCGCGCGCCGGAGCACATGGACGACAAGGGCCGCGAGCACGTCACCCAACTGCTCGAGATCGACAGCCGCCAGTCGCCGATGATCGCCCGGCACCTGCTCATGACGGGCTCGGAGGAGTATCACCGCCAGTTCCGGGAGTTCATCAAGACGCAGTACCCCGGGGAACTGCTGCGTACCGCGATGTCCCTCACGGCCGGCAACGGCGGCGTGCTCGTTCCGTTCACCCTCGACCCGACGATAATCCTGACGAACTCGGGGATCGTCGACCCAATCCGGTCCATCGCCACGATCAAGCAGATCGCCACGGACGACTGGAACGGCGTCACCTCCGCAGGCGTTTCGGCCGAGTGGCTCGGTGAAGGTTCGGAGGCGGCCGACAAGTCGCCGACGTTCGTGCAGCCGACCATCACGCCCCGCAAGGGTGCGGCCTGGGTTTTCGGTTCGTACGAAATGCTGGCGGACTCGGGCTTCGCGTCCGAACTCGCCACACTTCTCGCGGATGCCAAAACACGTCTCGAAGGCGCAGCCTTCGCGACCGGCAACACCGCCGCGTCTGTTCCCGTCGGTGTCGTCACGGGTGTCGCCGCGATCACCGCGTCGATCGTCTCGTCGGCAACCATCACGGCGTTCGCCCTCGGCGACGTCTACCGGGTCGCCAACGCACTCCGCCCGCGCGACGCCAGCCAGGCGTCGTGGATCGGCAATAAGGCGATCTTCAACCTCATCCGGCAGTTCGACACCGCCGGCGGCGGCGGGTTCTGGACGAACCTCGGCATGGGCCGGCCCAACGAGCTGCTGGGCCAGCCGGTGTACGAATGCAGCACCATGGGTGCCGTGATCACCACGTCGGCCAACATCCTGCTGGCCGGCGACTTCAAGAAGTTCTTCATCATCGACCGCATCGGCATGTCGGTGATGTATGAGCCCATGGTCAAGGGGTCCAGTGCGCGTCCAACCGGACAATCAGGATGGTTCGCCTTCTTCCGGACGGGAAGTGACGTAGTGGACGCAGACGCCTTTAGGCTTCTGCAGCTGCACACGACGCCC